ACTCACACCGAAGCAGATAGAGTACATGCGAAACGCCGTGAACCACCGCTGGGGATTCAAGGGTGGAGCCACGAGATCGGGGAAGACGTATCTGGATTACCATTGGGTGATACCGATGCGAATACGTCAGAGGATAGGTAAGGACGGGCTTGTGGTCATCCTCGGGGTGACAAAGAGCACGATTGAGAGGAACGTGTTGGAGCCGATGCGCGGGATCTTCGGCGACGACATGGTGAGCTTCATAGGATCAGACAACACCGCACGCCTGTTTGGTGAGCGGTGTTATTGTTTGGGCGCCGAGAAGCTGTCGCAGGTATCGAAGCTGAGAGGTTCTTCGATAAAATACTGCTATGGTGACGAGGTTGCGGACTGGTCGGAGGACGTGTTTAACCTGTTGAAGTCTCGTCTTGACAAGGCGTATTCGTGCTTTGACGGGACGTATAACCCGCAGGGGCCGGAGCACTGGCTGCACACGTTTCTGGAATCTGACGCGGATATATTCAGTCAGACGTATGGCATTGATGATAACCCGTTTCTGCCGCCTGAGTTCGTGGCGAATCTGAAAGCAGAGTACGCGGGAACAGTGCTGTATGACAGATATATTCTGGGCTTGTGGGCGGCTGCTGAGGGTGCGCTGTTTACTTCATATCCGAAGTATACGGACGATGTGACGCTTTTGAGGGACGGTGTGGCGCATATTGATGCGGCATACGGCGGCGACGACTACACGGCGTTTACCTGTGGTAAAAGGCAGGGCGACACATTGTATTTGTATGGGCGGATGTGGCATAAGCACGTCGATACAGTGATAGATACCTGTATAGGCGAGGCAAAGAGGCTGCTGTGTGCGCCTATTTTGTCAGAGACGAACGCTGACAAGGGGTATCTGGCAAAAGAGATCGTCCGTCGTGAGTATTCAGCGCGGACGTATCATGAGGAAATGAACAAGCACCTGAAGATTGCGACGTTCCTCAAGAAGTGGTGGCCGAACATCGTGTTCCTGGCGGGCACTGATAAGCAGTATGTGGGTCAGATATTGAGTTACACAGAAGAAGCGGCTCATGATGACGCGCCTGACAGCGCCGCGAACGTTGCGCGGTACTTCGATAAGCGCGGCGGAATAGAGTATAAGTCCATCCTGGGCTTATAAGGTGGTATGCCTTCAAGGCATGGGAGCAGAAAGGGCATATGGCCTTCATCCGTATGCCGCCTCCTGTCCGTCGGTGGGGACGGAACAGGCTATATGCACAGTTGGTCGAGAGGCTTAAGACGGCGGTCCTGAAAACCGCAGGCGGAAACGTCCGTGGGTTCAAATCCTACACTGTGCGCCAAGTGATCCCTATTGGTCATAGGATCACCTCCTTTCAATGGGGCGGCACGTCGGGCATGGCGTGTGACAAGCCCGTCCGCATGGACCCTCACGGTGGCCCTTTCACGCTGTGAGAACATGGGAGCACGCCTGCCGCACCGGTGGATTGCCGGGCAATGGTCAAAGGCAGCTTGGCTTCGGGCGTTGAGCCTATCAGCGTCCACCATTCAGAGTAGTCGCCCCGTTTGGGGTGGGGATATATACCACCGCTGGTGGGGGCGGTGCACACATGGGGGTGTTTACGATAATCACTTTTCAGGATTATGAACGCGCTGATGATAAGGTTGCGTTCATTGCCAGGGCGATAAATGAGCATCGGCAGAGTGATGATTATAAATACGCCCAGGAAGCTGCCCTGTATGACAGGCAGGAGAACGTGACGATCAACGAGGTCACGCGGTCGCTGTATACGGCGGCTGGCATCAAGATCAATGATCCGACGACGAGCAACAACAAGATCGCGTCGAACTACTTCCACCGGCTGAACGTCCAGAGGGTGAGTTACCTCCTGGGCAACGGCGTGAGCTTCGTCGATCATGTCAAGACCATTCAGAGCGACGGCAGGCCGATCAAGGTTGACGAGACCAAGGAGGCCCTGGGTGACGATTTCGACACGGACTTGTATGACATCGTGTATTCCGGCGAGATCAGCGGCAAGAGCTATTGTTACGTCACATATGACGCCAAGCGGGGATATGAGTATTATCTGTTCCCGATAACGGAGTTTGTGCCGCTGCTGGACGAGCACGACGGGCGACTGAGGGCCGGAATCCGGTTCTGGTCGCTGGACTGGGACCGCAGGCCCGTTTCTGTGGTCGTGTACGAGGCCGATGGCCTGACAAAGTACCAGACACGGGACGGCGCAAAGGGCCTTGATCTGGTCATGGTCGAGGCGAAGCATGGGTATAACAAGATCACAGTGACCACTGAGGCGGAAGGCACCGAGGTTGTGGGCTTTGAGAACCACTTCTCGGACATCCCGATACTCCCGTACTACGGGAAAAACGGGCGCTCAACGCTGGTCGGCATGAAAGCCGCCATTGACAGCTACGATTTGATTCAGTCTGGTTTTGCCAATGACCTTCAGGACTGCGCTCAAATCTACTGGCTGGTGGGCGGCTCCCTTGGCATGGACGATAAATCGCTGAAGGAGTTCAGGGAACGGCTGCTGTTCCAGCACATCGGCGTCGCGGATCTGGACAATTCCAGTGTAACGCCCTATACCCAGCAGGTGCCCTATGAGGCGCGGGCGGCGTATCTGACCCACATCAGGAACAGCATCTATGAGAGCTTCGGCGCTCTGGATGTGACAAACATCAATTCCGGTGACAGGACAGCTACGGAGATCGAGGCAGCCTATCAGGCACTCGAAGAAGAGGCAGATTCCCTCGAAACGAGGGTTACAGACTTCATTCGCCGGCTTCTGGCGCTGCTGGGGATCGAGGACATCCCGCAGTACAAGCGCAACCGCATCTCAAACCAGCTTGAACAGACGCAAATGATCATCATGGCCGCCGAGCACCTGTCCGAAAGGGCGATTTTGGAGAAGCTGCCCTGGGTGACCGTGGACGAAATCGACACGATCCTGGCGGAAAAGTCGGGTGAAACCGACGAGCTGCACGAAAATGACGATGATCGTGCACTGAACGGCGGTGACATGGGCGGTGAAGCGCTGTGATCGACGTACACCCGGGAGATAACGCCTTAAACAGCGTTCTCAAGGCCCTGCCGGGGGTCTACGCGCCGCCGAGACGCAAGGCCGAAGAATCGCTCAGAGCGTTTTTAAGGCCGAAATTAAAGGCTCTCCAGCCCCGCAAGGACGAATCCTCGACAAAGTACAAGCTGCGGCTTATTGAGGCGTTCAGAGGCCCCAAATGGGCGATTGTGCGGCACGGAATCGCACTGGCGTTCACTGAGGCGAACGGTGTTGCCACCGAAGAGATCAATTCCCGGCTCGAACAGGCGTTCATGGACGGCATGAACGAGAGCGCCTATGCGCTTTCACTGAACGGTGTGGAGTCATGGCCGGTCACGCTGGCCGTTGTGACTGGGTTGATCATGGCCGGGCTTGTCACATTGAACAAGCGCAAGGTCAAGCGTCGGCGGGACATCGCGTATAACGATGAACGCCTCCAGGGCACGGTCCATTCGGCGATTCTGCAGGGCGTGTCCGTGGATGATCTGCCAGCGCATGTTGCCCGGACGATGGCAAAGGCCCGCCAGAACGAGATGATCTCCTATGCGCGGGCGTCGATCTACGGGGCCTCCGATTCAGGAGCCTTTTTCGCCGGTCTGGAGGCAGAAAAGGCGGGCATCGAGGTCGAAAAGACGTGGCTGTCCATCATGGACATGCGCGTCAGACCGTCCCATAAGCATCTCCACGGCACGACGATACCGCTTCACGCTGTATTTCACGGCTATTATGGTGATCTGAGATACCCTCACGATCCTCAGTCAGTGCCGCAGGAGATTTACCGCTGCCGCTGCCGAATGGCCGTACACATTGCGGGGCGTTCTCCGGGGGAGTACAGCCGGTCACTGTTGCCGACACAGACGGCAGCCTACAGGAAGTGGCGGGATCAGCAGATCAGGAAGGCCGGGGGAGAGCTGGAGCTTTTGAAGCTCCACAGAAGATTGGGGCGATAGTATGCCGAGATTTACGTTTAATGTCGAGGTGCGCACGAACAATATTCCGCGCGTTCTGAGACAGCTTGACAGGGTAAATGAGCGTACCCTTGAACAAATTGGGGACGCCATTGTTGGGCATGTCCGCGACAGAGTGCCGATTGATACTGGAGCTCTGCGTGACAGCTACATGCGGGACGTGCTTGACAATAACCATGTTCGCGTGGGCAGCCCACTGGCATACGCGCCGTTCGTGGAGTTGGGGACCGGCCCGAACTACGAACAACCACCGGACTGGGTTCGGAACATTGCAACGCGCGGTCACCACGCAGAGGACCCTTGGTGGTATCTCGGAGATGATGGCGAATGGCACCAGGGCTGGTTTATCCGTTCACAGCCTCATTTGAGGCCGGCATTTCTTGATCATGTGGACGAGTATATCAGGATATACCGTCACAACCTACAGCACGCATAAGATAAATCCAGCGCCTTCATGGCGCTGTTTTTATACCCGCCAATTTCGGCGGGATCAAAAACTCGAATGGCAAAGTAACGCCACCGAAGCAAAGGAGAGTATGTTGTCATGGCACTTACCCGATCCATGCTTAAAGGCATGAACCTGACCGAAGAACAGGTCGGGGCTATTATCGACGCCCACAAGGAGACCGTCGATGCCCTCAAAGAGCAGAGGGACAATTACAAGGCCAACGCTGAAAAGCTGGCCGACGTCCAGAAGGAATTGGACGACATCAAGAACGGCGAAGACTGGGAGGCCAAGTACAAGGCCAAGGAAAAGGAGTTCGCCGAATACAAAGCCGCCGTGGCAGGCAAAGAAACCCTTGCCGCGAAGCAGGCCGCCTTTCGCAAGCTTCTCACGGCTGAGAATATCCCTGATAAGTTCCACGATCGTATCGTCAAGATGACGGACTTCGACACCGTGGAGATGGACGGGGACGCTATCAAGGACGAAGCGAAGCAGCGCGAGGGCATCAAGTCCGAATGGGGCGAGTATGTCGCCACCACAAACAATCAGGGCGATAGACCCGAGAATCCCCCGCGCGGCAATACCGTCATGACGAAGCAGGAGATCCTTGCCATCAAGGACACCGCCGAACGTCAGAATGCGATTGCCGCAAACCTGAATCTTTTCAAGAGATAAGGAGTGAAGACAATGAGCAAGTTCGATATGAACCTCCAGCTTTTCGCCGCCTCTGCGGTTGAAACCCTGAACAATCCCCGCGATTCCCTGCCGAATGTCTACCAGAACATTACGGCCCGTGAAATTGATTTCGTTACCCGCTTCGGCGCGAACTGGGATGCCCTGCGCGAGATTCTGGGCATCATGCGCCCGATCCGCCGCGCTCCCGGCTCCACGCTGGTCTCCTACACCGCTGATGTGGCGCTGGAATCCGGCAACGTCGGCCCCGGCAAGGTCATCCCCTACTCCAAGGCGACCATTGCCCAGGCGTCCACCGGCACCCTGACCATCGAGAAGTACGCCAAGGCTGTGCCCATCGAGGACGTGAACCAGTACGGCGCGGCTATTGCCGTTCAGAAGTCCGACGAAGCGTTTCTGACCAAGCTCCAGAACGTGGTCTTGGGCCGCTTCTATACCTTCCTTAACACCGGCACGCTGACCGGCACTGCCGGCGGCTGGCAGGCTGCGCTGGCGATGGCCCAGGGCATGGTGCTGAACAAGTTTGCCACCATGCAGAAGGACGTGACCGGCATCGTCGGTTTCGCCAACATCCTGGACGCCTATGAGTACCTGGGCTCTGCCAACATCACCGTGCAGAACCGGTTTGGCCTGACTTATATCAAGGACTTCCTGGGCTACAACACCCTGTTCCTGCTGCCCGCGATCTTCATCAAGCGCGGCAAGGTTCTGGCGACCCCGGTCGAGAACATCATCCTGTACTACATCGACCCATCCGACAGCGAGTTTGTCCAGCTCGGCCTTGACTACACTGTGCAGGGCGAGACCAACCTGATCGGCTTCCATGCCAACGGCAACTACAGCACCGCTGTGGGCGAGTCCTTCGCGCTGATGGGCATGAACCTGTGGGCGGAGTACCTGGACGGCATCGCCAACGTGACCATGAACCCGTCCGTCTCCCTGGATAAGTCCACCGCGACCGTGGCTGCCGGTTCCACCGTGGCGCTGACTGCGACCACCACCCCGAGCGGCGAGACCGTGACCTGGACCTCCAATGACACTTCTGTGGCGACCGTGTCCTCCGGCACCGTTACCGGCGTGGCCGCTGGCACTGCGAAGATCACCGCCAGCATCACCGTGGACGGCAAGACTTACGAGGACAGCTGCACCGTGACCGTCACTGCGGCGGGCTAAGCCTATGGCCTATCGTGCAGCAGTTGATTTCATCGACCTGCAAGACGATAACAGGCTGTACAAGGCGGGGGAGCCATTCCCCCGCCCAGGCCTGAAGGTCTCTGCGGCGCGTCTGAAAGAGTTGTCCACCAATGCGAATCGCATGGGCTATCCTCTGATCGCTGTTGCGCAGGCCGATGACAAACGCACCCGAAAGAGGGTGAAGAAGGATGATTAGCCAGGTATGCGCCCATATCCACAACTACTTTGAGACGGACGACATGACCGGCCAGCGCCTTATCTACCCCGGAAGCTATACCATTGAGAACGGCAGTATTGACCTGCCGTTTCTTGTTAATGGCGAGTATTTCCGGGTGTTCGGATCGCGCTTCAACAACGGCGTACATCAGTACCCCGGCGACGATCTGAGAGATGAAACCTTTACCGGCGTGATCTGGGAGATGCGACCGCCGCAGGAGTTCCTTTCGCTGGTTGATGAGATCCAGGAATGGGTGGACAAGTACGGCAACGTCATGAAAAACCCGTACCAGTCAGAGGACGTCATTGGCGTCTATCGTTACACGAAGATGACCAGCGGCAAGGTCACCGGCGACTACATCGCCACCTGGCAGAACGTCTTCAAGGACCAGCTCAAGGAATGGAGGAAGCTCGCGTGAACCTGTTGCAATCCATGATGGAGCCATGCGTGATGATGGACAAGACCACCGCCAACGACCCGATGGGCGGGTTTACGACAGCATGGGTGGAGGGCGCGACATTCGACGCCTTTGTGCGCAAGGAGACCGCGCCTGAGATCATCGTGGCCGAGAAGCAGGGCGTGAAAGAGACCTTCACCGTGGTTGTGTCCAATGATGTACCGCTTGACTATCACGATGTGTTCAAACGGATCAAAGACGGAGAGGTCTTCCGGCTGACCTCCAATACAAAGGATGACGCCGTTCCCAATTCGGCATCGTCCGGCGTTCGGGTTGCCAAGGCCAGCTGTGAGAGGTGGGAGTTGACATGACGGAAACGGCAAAGGCACTCTACACCTTTTTCAGTGGGTTCGGCATACCGGCATATGTGAGCGACAACATCCCGGACAACGCCACAATGCCATATATCACCTACGACCTGATAGAGCCCATCCCGTACACGCGCGGGACGTTCAACGCCTCCGTGTGGTACAGGGACACGTCCTACGAGAACATCACTGCCAAGGTTGACGAGATCAAATCGGCGATAGATACGGGCGTGAGCCTCAAGGCCGGCAACGGCGCGGTGCACATCTTCCGGGAGCGCTCCGGCGCGTTCTGTCAGATGCGCAACGACCCGAACCGAGAGACGAAAAGGGCCTATCTTTCCATGATAATCATTGCAAACACCGATTAAGGAGGGAGAACATTGAGCAAGTACAGCCAGACGCCGACGGATGCCTTCAAGTCCATCGTTCCGGGCGCGGGCGTGCTGATGACGGAATTTGACCCGGCTGTCGGCACGGTTGACCGTTCCAAGATCGTTGGCCTGACCAACGGCGGCATCAACTTCCAGGACAATATCGCCTATAAGGACTATGCGGAGGGCATCGACAACATCCCCCGCAACACCAAGCAGTTCAAGCGCATCGACAACTCCCAGCGGACCATCACCGTGGGCGGCACCTTCAAGAGTGCCAACAAGGCGCTTGTGCAGAAGCTGATCGCGGCTTCCACGCTGTCCAACAACACGATCACGCCCAAGGCGGCTCTGGAGCTTACGGACTTCTACGATCTGTGGGTGGTCATGGACTACTCCGACGTGAACACCGGCGCGGACGCGGGCAACATGGCGATCAAGATGAAGGACGTGCTGCACACCGGCGGCTTCAAGATCCAGACGCAGAACGAGGACCTGGCGGACTTCGCGTTCGAGTTCATGGCCCATTACGACATCGACGCTCTGGACACTGTGCCCTATGAGGTCTACGTGCGCGAGAGCGCCTAATAACGACAGGGGCGGCTTCATTGCCGCCCATTTTTTAGGAGGCAGAATATGAAGCATCTTGGGAATTGTCCCATAAACGAGTTCATGGCGCAGGCCATGAAGTTTCGCGGCCCCTTTATCGAGTGGGTGAAGGCCACCGGGGCCGACGAGATCAGGCAAAGAATGTCCGATTCCCTGGGCGATAATCCCGAAGAAAAGGAGATCGCCGAGGCGTTCAATGACATGATCGCCGAGATCGAGGACGTATGTCTGGAGAAGTGCCCGGAGCTGACCGCCGAAGTGCTGCGCATTGCGACTTTCACGGACAGCCCGGATGACGAAGTGCTGACCATGACCGAGTACGAGAACGCGGCCATTGAAATGTACCTCAACCGGAACCTACGAAATTTTTTTTCGCGGTATATTCGGCAGAGCCGGAAGACTTCTTCAAAGGCTTAAACTCTGTCCGGCTTGACCTGGCTGAAATCATCGGCATCCCGTACATCACGGATGCCATCACGACGACGATCAGGGACAGGGTAAAAGGCGAGAGCTACATGGTATATATGAGCGACATGCTCTATATGCTCTGCTCATGGACGCACAATCGCCCTGAACGGCGCTTTTACGATATTCTCTATCCCAAGCCAAAGGACGAGCGCTACGACGACGAAACACTGGATGAACGCCTTGCGCGGTTCGGCATAAAGGTGGTGGACTGATGGATTTATTTGAGCTTTCGGCAACTCTTGGCATAAACACTGACCCTTTTACCAGTGGATTGCAGGGTGCCCTTGGGTTTGCTGGTCGTATTGCCAATCAGGTTGGGAACATGGCCTTCGATTTTGGCAAGGACGTCATTGATACCGGCCTTGAATTTGACAAGGCTATGTCCGGCGTCTTCGCTGTTACCCAGACCACAGACGAAGGCGTCCAGAAAATGCTCGAAGATGCCGCCATCGCAGAAGCACAGGTAAGCGCGTTTACTACCGCTGAAGCCGCAATGGCAGAGTATTACGAAGGCTTGGCCGGCTACGACACACAGGAGGTTGTCGATGGCCTACACGCCATTATCGTTGCCGCTGAAGCTGCCGGAGAGAGTCTGCCTACGGTTGCCGACATCATTACGGACGTCAACCGAGCTTTCAACGGTGAAGCCAAAGACCAGGAACACGTTGCCGACGTACTGGCTGCCACGGCGACGGCCACCAACACCACCATTACCAAACTTGGTCAGTCCTTTAAGTATACCGCGCCTCTTGCCGGTGCGCTTGGGTATAGCATCGAAGATGTTGCAATCACGTTTGGTCTGATGGCAGACCGTGGTACAAAAGCATCTCAGGCGGGCACCGCACTGCGCAACATACTTACCAGGATTTCTACAAATGCCGGCGCAACCTCAACAAAGATTGGTGCTCTGGATGTTATAACAGATAAGCTTGGCGTTGATTTCTATGATTCAGAACGCAAGGTGCGTCCGTGGATCACTGTCGTCGATGAAGCCAGAGACGCATGGCGCGGACTGAACGAAGAAGACAAGAACGGTGTCCTTGATGCTTTCGCTCAGCTTGCCGTTGGAGGAAAGAATGCAGATGAAGTCTTAAAGAGCCTGAAAAAGGATTCTCTTGAGGTTTCGAACATTCTGGATCAGTACAACAAGGAGGAAAATACAGCCGCACGGGATAAATATGCCGACAGTATTCGTGGAATAGCCTCCTCATATTCTGAACTGTTCAAGCTGCTCGGAATGGACGTAGATCCCACGACAGACAACGTAAAAGACCTTGCCGGGGCATTAGAGCGGGCACGATTCAAGCTTGGGGAAATGACCGATGAGGAAAAGGTGTATTTCGCTACGCAGATCGGCAGCCTGCG